AGATCAAATATTTTACGATTGTATTCAAGGTTTTGCCCGGTAAGATTTAAAGCCCCAATCAAAGCCCTAATGTTAGGGAAGATATCAAACATAGTTTCTCCCCACACCTCTGTTAATCGTCTTAACTCTTCCAACGTTGGAAGTAATCCACGCTCCCTTAAAGAGGCCCTGAGAGCTTCCCCAGAAGTCCCCATCTTGTTGAGGGATTTTTCAACCTCTGCTGACGGGTCTGCTATTTTCTGAAGAACGTTTCTTAAATATGTAGCAGAGTTGGCAGCGGTAGCTCCTGACAAGCTCATCGCAGCCATTGCTGCTGTAACCTGATCCAAAGATACTCCCACCTCTGAAGCAATAGGTAAGACAGAGCCTATTGTAGTTACAAATCGGTTAGCCTCTATCTTACCTTCTCGCACAGCAGCAGTGAAAATATCCATCGCCTGAGAAGCTGTAAGGTTGGAAGTCTTATAAGCATTCATAGCCGATACGAGCATATCAGCTATATCCTGCGCTTCTCCCATTCCAGTAGCAGCTCCTTGAGCAGCCATTTTCGTAATATCAAGAGCCTCTGCAGTTTTAAAACCAGATGATGCTACAAAGTATAAAGCTTCAGCTAGTTTCTCTGGACCTATTGAAGTGCTAGCAGACATCTTTAACAACTCCTCTGACCACTGACGAGTCATATCAGCAGGAATACCAGCCAAACCTTGAATCTTCGCCATGGAGAATTCAAACTTCTTCGCCATTTCGACGGAAGATTTCGTAAAGGCTACTATTGGTGCAGTCAATGTAATGGTAGCCAAATATCCGAAAGTACGTAATCTTTGAGAGACTGTATTGATATTCCGGATAGTCTCTTTACTGAACATAGCCATTGCGGCATTAGCTTTCGCAGCTGATGCTCCTGCTGCGGATGCTAACTGTTGAACGGCTACTTGGGCGGATAATACTCCAGAAGTATCAACTCCCAATTTGATCATTAAACTACCTATATCAGCCATTGTCTGCTCCTATTATCGGTTTCCGCACAGGTGGTCTTGATTTAAAGGCCATCGGTGGTCTCTTCGATCTTTCTTTGTCTACTTTATCCTGCTGTTCTTTCTTGTTTGCTGCCGAGGCTATTGCATAGAGCACTTGCTTCATATCAGCCACGCTCTGTTTACGTTCGATTCTCTTCTCCCCAGTCCAGTTAGGCATAAAGTCCATTGGCGTAACTTCCTTGGGGGTATGCCCTTTCTTTGCATATAGCTTACTAACAATGTTTACAATCAGCGATGCTAGAACGGACATTCTATAATCTTCCCTCCAACTTCCTATTGGATCTATTCTATCAAAGGCTTCCCATTCAGCAAGTTGCTCTGACGTAATAGACTCCAATAGGTAGTCTGGATGGGCAAATCCTAGCTCTCTACAGAGTCGGAAGGCGAACTGGCGACTTGGTCGCCGCTTGAGTTTTTTACCAAGTTCTCCTTATCCTCTTCAGTAATTTTGTTGAGTTCCTGGGCCTTGTTTACGATCTTTTCAAGTCGGGCCGCACTCATACACTGGCTGAGTGTTGAAGCATCGGCTGGAGTCAGAAGGAGATTTCCTTTCTCATCACATACTGTGCATACAGCAAGTTTTGCACGGAAGTCATCCAGAGCTTTTTCAAACCCACCTTCTGCGTTTTTGTTTTCCTTTATGAGCGTCTGCTCAAACTTGTCACGTTCACGTCCAGTCATCTGACGAACATAAACAAAGTCTCCTTTTCCAAGGTCCACTTTTACGGTTTCAAGCACCTCTTTGGTCAGCAGTGCTTTTTTGTCTAACATTCCCATGATTAGTTGTTTTTGATTGTTGATAATTTGTTAAAGATATTCCTTGATTAGGAATTGTTTGATTACACTCCTGTGCTACCACCTGAGCTAATGTAAACCTTTCCTGTTACCTGAATGGTGACGTCTGCAGTGACCTTGTCATCAGCAGGAATAGTCAGCGGCAGTTCAGAAACAAGACCTTCGAAGTCAAGACCAGTATTTTCAGCATCCGGAAGGACGATCTGATAGTTCTGGATCGTGTTACTTTCAAAGTCGTTCAGCATAGTCTCGTAAGTAGCACGAGTAAAGTTCATTGCGAGTACAACAGTTCCCGCATTACGGAAGCCCGTAATGAATTCCCTGTAACCTCCAGTAGAGTCAAGCGAGGTAACATCAATTGTATCCCTCGACATGCTTGGCCCGGTGATGGAATTGATCTCAGCGATTTCGACCCATGCAGAGCCGCTCCACCGCTTAAATTTTGTTCCTACACCAGCAATTGCAGTACTTGCCATTTTTTACCTCCTTTTTATGCAACTCTGCGTTGCAGGTTAAAATTAAGAACGAACAACACATTACCATTATCATCCCATTCAAGGAGAGTGGGTCCGCTTGAACAGTAAATAACAGTATATAAAGTTCCGTTAATAGTCGTATGATTGAGACCATGTAACAGATTCTTTATACTCTCACCTTTATCATACGCAGCCGTGTACGAAGTATCCCGCACCCGGATTTGTATGGAAGGATATTCATACCCTTGATCATTCAACGCTAATTTACCAGGATACCCGTAACTATCAAACATAGAAACGCTTTTTCTAGGAGTAGTTGGATCCTTTCCTATAAATAAATTACGACCTAGCGTCAAGTCCAAATCGCTCTCGGCTACCAGTAAATCCTTTATATCCACAGTTGGAGCATTCATGGTATTTGAGCATTATCTTTTATGATGTTAAATATAACTCTTATATTTCGATTTATTGCTTTCTGAAACCATTTCCAGTCAGCTCCCTCTCTTTTAAACTCCGCATTAGGGAATCTATGTAGAATTTCATGAACGTATAAGGCGTATGGAGCACTGTACCCCATAATCATCATAGGATTACGGGTCTTTAATACTTCCCCTCTACTAGCCGCCACAATCGCTGAATGCCTAGCTCGTAATTCACTAGCCTTATACTGCATCTTTTTAAAAGGTCGGTTTTTGAAAGTTCCAGCATATCCTAATTTATCCTCCACTTCACCAACCATAGTGGCTACCACAAACCAACTAGCTCTCAAGTTACCGATGTCTACAGGAGTCAGCGGGTAGATCGTTTCTGTTTCTCTGCGTATCTTTTCAGCAACCAAAACCAATCCTCTTGTAGAAATACGGGTATTTACCGCTTCAAGTTCTTTCTTCAAGCGAGCCATAACCTTATCAAGTCCTTCAACTTTAACGTCTACAATTTTTGCGGATACGTTATATTTGGGTGCTCTAGGCATATTACTTAAGTTAAGAATGGTGTTAAGTACGCTTTCCTCAAAAAAGAAGTTGTCGAATTCAAAGCAGGAGTTTTACCCCAACGTTTGACTTCAAATACCCCATCTATCACAGTATAGTCTATGTCTCCAGCACTATCTATGCCCGAATCCATTAAACTCTGTAAAGAACCTCTGTATAGTAACCCCTTTTCCTGTAAATCTACTTCAACATACACCACCGCCCTAGACAAGATTTTCTCTCCCTCATCCTCGTATATGTACTGAACCATTTCTTCCCAGCGACATTTTATTTCAACGGGCGTAGCATAGTTATAGCTACCATAACCATTATTTACTGGATTACCCCAGTAAACCGCCACTTCAGGCAAATTATTACTTATGAACTTATCTATACCCATTAGTCCTCAAAGCTTGGAATTGCGTATATTGTTGCTGCCGTCTTACCGGACTTTGCTAATCTGCCCGTAAAATCTAACGTAAGTACCATCTGTCCATATGGAGTAGATTTCAACATCTCCCCCCATTTTCCAGTGTAGGTAACTTCAGCATCTCCCAACCGCTCTTTACTAGTGCTCCTGTTTAAAGTAGAGGCAATCATATGTGCCGTAAGCCACCTTTCCAGTTCAGTCAGCACCGCTTCAGTAACCACCGTATCATCTTCAAATACTTTAGTAATGACAGCGTTCGCCGCATTTATCATTACAGTAACTTTGGATGAACTAACATCGCAGTCACTATCCATAATCGCCATTACATCATCATATGTTACCCTTGCCATTATTCCCTCCCTTCTTTTTTACGACTCGTCCAAAGTAACGGGTCTATGAAATTTAAAATATCTGAAGACCATTTCAATCCTAACCAATCCAAAGTTTCATACAACTGTTGGTAATCCCCGTGAACCATTCTTTCGGGCCAAAGGACTCTAACATTCAATCCCTCATTGATCATTTCAATAAATTTGGCTTCATACTCATGTACCCAGCCAAGCCATCCCTCTTCAGTCGAGTAAGCGTCCATGTAGTTTGTCTTCATGCAGGATTGAATTATGTCCCCGGTCCTACGACGAACTATTATCCATTTAGCATTTGGAAAGGCGTAATGCCACACAGGCCACATTAAAGCCAATCGAGCATCCTTGTATATCCACGGACCCTTTATGTACCCTTCTGAAACCATTACTCTCTCAACCTCCTCTCGCCAGTTCCGTGGGATTGATAAAGTCCCAGTATCGGGAAGGATTCTCTGTCCATTAGGATCAGAACCGTCCTTCTCCAAATACGGCTTCACCAAAGTGTCTCGAATACAATCATTCTCATAAAGGCCACGCTTGTTGGTCATTACGCCTCCAAAAGCCCCGCATTTGACGAATGTACCAGCGATCATTCCTGATCCACTGCGAGCAGCTCCTGTTACTAATATTGGGGAATATTCTTTCATCTGTACATGTTTCTTACAAGTTCTCTTTCTTTATCTTTATCTCCTTTGGCTACCACTCTTACCTTCTGTTCAGGGTGTCTGCGATAATAAGCTAAAGGAGCATTACAATACCCTATCTGCAATCCTGCGGATAGACAGCGTAGATTAAACTCAAATTCTTCTGCCGTCCACAGGTTTTCATTCATTTTCCCCACTTTTTCGAACACTTCCCTCCGGTACATCAGGGTGGCACTGTGAATAACATTCTTGCGCAGCAAATCCTGTTTAGTTGGAATCTGTATCGGGGGAACGTAACGATGTATCTTTGCCCCAGCGTTCATAAGAATTTCTAGAGCATTTCCATGAATAAAATCTACTCCCTGATCTTCAATAGCTCGTATAGAATCATCTATACAATTTTCAGTAAGCATATCATCTTCGTGTAACCACCGGATATACTTGCCAGTAGCCATATTCAAAACCTTATTAAAGTTCTCTGGCCAGTTACCTGATCCCTGACTTAATATTAACTGAACATCTTCAGGGACACTCTCCACTGCGTACTCTAACCACCCCCTATCTCTATTATATGGAATGATTACTGTCACAGGTCTAACTGTTTCTGGTTTCTCAAAAGGAGGCTGATTTATGTAATCTGCTACCCACGAAATAGACATAGAATTATTACCTGCTTCGAAAATGCGGGGTTTGCCATGAAAACACACTAATACGGCATCTTTCGGAACTTCTTTAAGGATTCCCCCCGGACGAGGTTTAAAATCGTAAATGCTAGAGGTTTTACTTTGCCAGTAAGCATCCGGTTTACCAATCACCTGTCGAATATACTTATCCATCCTATTTCCGACAGGACCCTTAAAATTCTTCCATATAGCATCTACCTTTTCAGATTCCTTTGGAACCCATACTAAACCTGTTGCCAATTCTCCTCTCTGCCAGAAATCTTCAAGCGTGATAAACTGATCCGGGTCTACTACCAAATCAAATATTTTTTCAATGGATTGGATTACCGCTGTATCTAGGTCTACGTATAAAAATGGACGGAATGGTTTCATTTCCGGGCCATATAAAGCTATCCTAGACCATGTCCCAAGGAATTTGTTTTGTAAAGGCATCAATTCAAAATTCCCCAAATCGTAATGACGAGAGGCTTTATCCCACAAACATATAATCCTTGGTGGAATAAAAGACTTCCATTTGCCATTTATATGTTGAGCTATTAACTCAACATCCCGCATAGCAAAATCTCCACCACTACGCAAAACTAATACTATGGTTCTTCTCTCGTTCATTACTCAAATATTTTTGCTACTTCAGGGTCAATTTCATCCAAATTGGAAAGTACGGATGTTGCCGGGTTCATTGGTTTAAAATGCAACACGTGTTTAAACATTGAAAAGTCATATCTATAAACATTCACACGACCTTGAAAAGTACATTCAGAATCATGAACAATTATATAGTCCACCATATCCTTCATTCGTTCAATAACAGGCTGACGAATCTCTGCCGGGGCAGCATCTATGAAAGCTATTCGAAACTTCTTTTCAAACATAAAGTGGGTTCCGTCATAAATAGGACCCTGTGCAGATAAATTAAGATAATGCCAAGGAGAAGCATATTTAATAAACTTATCATACCATTCTGGATCAGTATCCACACTAAACAAATTCCTTCCTTGTATTCCGCAAAGCAAGTGCATTAAAGGGGTACTATTCCACCCCATCCCAAATTCCAAAACATCTCCATCTGTAATAGTATTGAGAACATGAATCAATATAGGTTGATGGGTACTAAAGGCATCCATGCGTTTCGCATCACGCAAGTACGCCAAATAAGAATGCTTGTGTTCTGGTTTTACCAATTCCATGTAACGATCATTAATCATAGTGTGGCTCCTTCTATAACTTGTTTCCAATAACTAAAAGTAAGTTTATTCATATTCCATTCCGTTGTTCTTATCCGAACAAGTTCACGTACCAAGAACTCTTCCGTTATTTCTTCCCAGTCTGTCACGAAACAAATTGGTAAATCAGTATAAAAACGATTATTGAGATTCCTTTTCTCAATAGGGATACAACCCATGTAAAGAGCTTCCCAAGTGCGAACAGTATCCATACCATGCCCCTGCGGACAGACTATGAACGGGTGTTGACAAAGAGCTAAAAGGTAATCAGGGAAGCCGGACCCGTTCGCACCATGAGCAGCAGTTACCCAAGACTTTCCTTCAAGGACTTTATATGGTTTCTCCCTTTCTTCAGGGTTTGTTCTTATGTTATGATTGATATACAATAAATTCCTTCCCTCATGTTTCATCTGTAACACCTCTCGCATCAATCGAAGTTTAGGTTCTTTCTTTAACCACCTGTCATTTTCTAAACCAAGTGGTATGGAAGAAACATAAGGACTGATAGTATTAACATTCTGACCAAACCAATGAATAAGATTACCCGGAACAAGTCCAATATCTGCATGATCTGCCCTATCAGGATTCCCCATTATACACCCATCACTATTATGAGATATAAGCACAAACGGTTCTTTCGTCGGCAAATTCTTGAAAAAGTAATTGACATCGTGCGTATGCCGATAAAAGATGTTGACGTTGTTTGCCAAATCAATAAACCGCTCTCCTTGTATCCAATCCATTACCGATGTTTGTATAAAGCGTTTATTCCCTTCTTACAAAGACATTCAAATCCCAATTTTTCCAACGTATCATTAAATTGCTGGAAAGGTACTTCACCTTCATAGAATATTTTATCACATACTTCAGTGATTATATATGCTACATCTTTTATTCGTTCTCCAAGACCTTCAATAGCTAATGGTTCTGCCCCTTGCAAATCCATACATAGTAAATCAATGTGATTTATATTTTGTAATTGCATAAATGTATCTAATCGAACCGCCTCAACCTCTATTTCTTTTTGAACAAGCCCTCTGGTATATCTAAACAAGGAAGAAGCTCCAATATTCTTATCCGGACTTTTCCGCATATCCGTTGGATAAAATTTTACTCTTCCGTCAATATTAGTAACCGCCATATTTGAGAATAATATTTTCTCATGCCCTTCTATATTTCCCAAACAAACTGGAATGCTTTCCGGATTACATTCAAATGAATATATTACATCAGGATTAAAGAATTCTTCAAGAGCAATTGTATCCAATCCATCACGACTACCACATTCAATAATAGTATGGATTGATCTCTTATCAATCAAACGTGTAAAGCCCTCATATAAATAATCTGAATTCATTTACTTGTATATAAATGTAAGTTCTTACTGTGAATATGCAAATTGTTAATACGATACCCCATATCTCCGTAAATGAGACATGGTATACGTAAATGATCTTGATAAATCCATGTAAGTCGGACTTCTGGCATACCTTTTATCCAAACTCCTACATAATGATCCTGTGGAGTTGCCCCCGGTCCTTCACTACGAGTTCCTCCTACATATTGCCCCCAAGATGCCGGGTCAAACAAGGAACCAAAATCATCGAGCTTATAATTCATTGGAGGAACAGGCATCGTTGGGAACGGGCGTAATTTAGAATCAGCATCGCTGGCGTAAACCCGCATCAATGTCATTTCATTAACCATGTCCATACGAAACTTTTGTAAAACTCCCTTTACCCCATACTCAAATAATAGAGTAAGGAAGTAAGTATTCATATGCTGTAATGCTTTATAATCTTTGAAAAATGCAAAACCAGTCATGCACTTGTCCGGTCCCCCAATAGTCATCCCAATTTGATAATTCTTTTTGATGTACTGATGATACTCATTTAAATCATAATATATCAAGACATCATTCTCGAAATGATATACATTTAATAACTGCCGCAAACGCATAAAGTTTTCGATATATATCAAACGAGTTGCTGCTAATGTCCAAAAATCATCCGATGATCTACCAAACAATCTTTCAAATTCAGTTACTCTTTCACAATAGTAATCATCCTTATTCACAGAGATAATACCATACTTTGCAAATATTGGATTATCTAAATGACCGTAATCAGTAAGGAAATATACAGGCGTGTTTGGATTAAAATATCGAAACTGCCGAAAGTTGTCTTCCAAGAATGTTGGAAACTCTTTCCCACTATGAAACATTACTACTCTCATAACCAACTATGCATTGTTAATATATCATATCCTTTACCCCTGTTCTGCTTGATATACTGTTTAAGCTCATTATCCGTCCACTCTCTTTTCAAGGCTCTCGAAAGAACACTAATATGCTCATATTGATAAAGTGTAGGAAAGTATTTTGTTACATAATTTCCATATAATTCATATTCAGAAAATCCAGAGGCATCATTAGCTTTATTGATATGTTCTACACATCTATCAAAGAAAGTGTAACTATCAATTCCCAAACGAACAAGCATATCAATTATAATGTCCTTCTCGAAGTACATTATCTCACTTATGAAAGAATGTGGGTAAACTCGGTCAAGATTTACAACGTCTTTCATTAAGTTAAAATATGGCTGATGTAACTGATCATTTCCAAGATAGAAAATAGGATGTTCTTCATTTACCCTCAATGGTGCACATATGAAAGCATCTGCATCCACAACAAGATAATTATCAGATGTGCTTTCTTGAAATAGTTTAATAAACTGCTGCCGATACCATCCGTGTCGGTGCGTCATATTTATGCGATAGATATCAAAATCACACTCTTGAGTATCTGTCCATGTAAACACATCTTTACGTGGCAAATATTTGGCAGGGATTGGAATTGGAGAGATATAGACAAACTCATCAATTCTGTCTACGTTCTGTATAATAGACTCATAGTTGTATTTGAGTTTATTAAAATCCTTCGGAGCCACTGTGATTAATACATCCATCACGATAAGTTTATATGCATCCAACCTTCCTGAGTCATCCTACGCTCATATACAGCACACCCATTTACTGAATTTCTCCACCATTTCTTTGGAGCAATAACTGTAGCATTCATTGATAGGTAAGCAGCCCACCAAGAGAAAGTAGAATTTGCAATAATAAAGTGCTTACACTCCCTCATTAATTCAAATTCCAAATAATCTTCAGGTAGTTCTACAAAATGACAATCTTCAAAGTGCTCACGACACCAATCCAAGTCATCACTAAAAACAAATACTTCAACATCTTTCTTCATAGCATCCATGTATGATAAAGCATTCTGATAATACTGAAGAGGTAATACTAAATGATTCGGATGAATAAGGTAATCTCCTCTACGAACGTGAATTGCTACTGCTTTACAGCTACGTATTTTATCCCTCCATTCAATAAATTCTGGAGTATGATATTCTTCTTTTACATGAAACCTCTGTCGAAATTCTTCAATCAGTTTAAAATTATACAGATCAGCATTTTGCCAATACCCACTAAAATAAGTATTATCAGTATATAATGAAGGAACACAATCAAATCGCTCATTCTCCTTTCGTGTATTCAAATATAATGTTTTTGAAACAGTAATATTGAACTTATCCAAAATATACGGACGAGGAGGTACTCTTGGCACAGAATACCAAGAAAGATCGTATCCAGTAGCACATTTACTGTATTCTTCAACCACTCTTCCAAAAGCATATTGGAATAACTGATTGCCCAAACCTCCCATTACTTTAACCACGTTCATCAAATATCTGCTTTATAGTCATTTTTGGAAAACAAGTAATTTCACTATTTGCTGATACATTAATTATCTGAACTCCAAGTTTTTTAGCATCCTCTGCAATAACAGGGAATCCTTGTAAATGCCTTGCAAATGGAAGTTTCCGCTTCCTACGATCATCTGATACCGGACCTTTACCATAAAGGTCATGCCAATGTTGCATTCTTTTACCGTCAATATTCATATCGAATCCAAGTAACATAATGCGTTTTGCCCCAAAATGAACAGCTAAGTTTATTGCTGCAGCTCCAGTATTACCATTCCAACTTAACATCATTGGATTCGTACTGATTCCCTTTGCCTTTGCCCCATCCCTTCCTAATGTTTTAATCCAACGTTCCTGCTTACTTGTCGGGTTACATGATACCTTCAAACCGGGGAACTGTGCCAAATTTGCCCGTTCTTTGGCATAGAATCCACTATCACCAAAGATCACTACATCTATCCAATCCCCTAATTTATAAGCCATATTTACGGCTATTACATGTTCATTATGGATTAGTCTCATATACGGAGAGTAGGCGGATGGTGGGAGAGTCCCATTAATCACCTTTTGGATGATATCTTCTGGAACATCAAACTGACGGGGAACTGACGGTCCTCCCCCAATAATCCATGCATCGCCACCGTCCCATATATGAGGAACTCGCCACATCATATCACGCCAAATCAATGATTAGACGTTCTGCAACGGCTTTCGAAAGAGGCTGTTCGTTCATCTTTTTCCCATTAGGTCCGATGACATCAAACAAACTCTTGCTCTTTCCTCTTGGAACTACCTGATAAACTGATTTTACAGGTTTCACTTCCGGAGTTTCAGGAACAGTCGGAAGTTTCTCTAAAGGCTGTACCAAATCCCTGAAAGCCTTTGGTATCTCACTCTGTCGAGCTTTAAAAGTAGCTCCGGGCGGAATCAAACGCTTTGACAGATGCAAAGAACCCCCTCCAAGTTTTTTCCAAAGAATAATTGGATCGGGGTCAACATATTCAGGAATTTCTTCCTTCACTTTTTCCTCTTCCGGAACTTTTTCACCTTCAGTAGGCTGAATCTCATCTGCCGGAGTATCCACGGGATTTTCATCCTTCTTTGGAATCTCTTCTCCAGTCTTTTTTGTACGTTCCATTTTCTTTCATTTTTAATTATAAAGACTTGATTAGTCTTTGTTTAACTATGCAAGATGGATTATACCTGTCTTACCATACGCATCAGAACGAATCTGAGGAACCTGAATGGTCATTACCTTGTACTTGGTAACCATACCACCTTCTTCACTCCACTGAACGTTCTGCAGTCCCATACCACGCACGAGGCGTATAACGTCACGAGTCATCTGAATCATAAGGACGTTGTCATCTGCAAGAGTGTCAGAAACCTTGATTTCATTCACTCCATCAATGTCAAGAATCCTCTTACGAATGGTGACGGTCGGAGCAGTGTCAGGATTTGAACCCACATAATCCTCATCAAGTACGGTTTCGTAAGTGGTGGGGATATACAGTGTCCACGGGCCATAATGCTTATTAGCAATACTGGCCTGTTTCATTTCGAGAACATCCTGAACAATCATTTTTCCTGTGCAAGCAGAGTTATCCCAAGGAATACTCAGGTTGACAGAAACACGGTCCGGGAAATTCACGTAACTGTAAATAGAGTTACGCAGGCGTGAATCCTTTTCTCCGAATGAGTACGTATTGTCCGTAAAGAGGAGAGCTTCAAGCTTTTCCAGAACTTTACGAGCAGCACGTTCAGCCATTGTGGTATCAAGGGGATTCCCCAAGTTACGGCTGGCAGCAAGTTCTCTCGTATTGATCTCGTAATCTGCATGAATAATCGGCAGAGGCAGATAATTGTGCTGGAAGGTCACACGGTCGTTTTTGGCTCTCGTGATACCATCCATTGTCATTTCAGCCTCAAGCGCCTCATTCACGTCATGCCATTCGAGTACTGTGGTACCCATAGCATTGCCGAGATTGTACACAAGGTTCTTTGAAGTCAGGTCATTAATCCCGCCAAGTCTCGAACGAGCCGGTTCCATGATAGCTTCATCAAGTGCTTTCCATTCCTCCCTGCGGAGTGTGGCACCTGCGTTAGTAACCAAGGTTCTCCAACTCTCTTTCTTCTTGGGATTACCTCCCATATACACGGTTACGCAAGACCTTCCATACTGGTCCACGAACGGACGCATACGGCCAACATCCAGTTTGCCGTTGTTTGCAAGCATGCGAGCAACTGCTCCCTGAGCCTGTCCGTTGAAAATCAGATCAACATTGATATCATTCATTGTCTTTTCCTCCTATTATTTAAAGTATACGTACAGCAATCCTCCTGTTAACAGAGAGGAAGTTGATATCACTGTCTTCTGATCCTGCAGCAGCACTTTCCGTATCGAGAGAAATCCCGATAGGACCAGTGGAAGCAGATGCCTGTCCGACTTTCTGGAGATAACCTGCTCCGTTGGACTCAACAAAATCACCCTTGGCGATTGTTTGGCCATCAGCAAGAATCCCGTAAACAACATCCCCACGATTTGGTATCCAGCAACGGACCACATCTCCGGTAGCATAGGCATCATCAATACCCTTACCCTGAAGGGCATCTTCAATAGCGAACATCGGAAGAGCGGGATGACCTGCTCCGTTGTGAACCAGAATCTTACCATCACTTCCAAGTTCTACGAGGCAACCGGGATAAATGGTCGCTGCACCAGCGACATACTCCTCAAAAATATTGGAGTAGTTCTTCAAAATAACTGTATTCTTTGCAGTCATGATCATTCCCTCCCTTATTCAATATCAATTCCAGCAGGAGTCAGAATTTCATCTGGAGAACCTGCGTTAATAACCGGAGCGGCACCACCGAGGGAATAATCCACCGGGGCTTCCTTCTTACCTACGGATTTATGAATCCTCGAAAGGACATCATCATCCATCTTTCCAAGTACGTCATCAGTCCATGTACCCTGTTCGGTATTGGCCTGAATCTCTGAGATCATCGTCCGCTTCTTCTCCGCACGCATATTCGCAACAAAGGCGAGGTCTGCTTCCTGCTGCGGAGTAAGCTTGTTCACTTCAATTTTCTTCTCAACTTCCTTCACAACCTCAGTGGGTTTCATTTTGTCCAGCTGGGCTTCGGAGCAAGTCTGAAGAAATTCCCTGTCATCTTCGGTCCAGCGGCCCTGACTGTTGGCAATCAGATCATCCACTTTTGCTTTGATGCAAGGAGCGCATTCTTTGCTCATGTTTACCTCCTTTTTGTTAGTACTTAAATTATTAGTCACATATTCCACCTTACGATGGACTTCAACAGGATTCCCTACCAATTCGATTTTCCCACTCTCATAGGAGTAATCCTGTTTATACATTTTGGCTCCATCACTGGAACTCTTTACATATACCAAGTATGAATCATACATTTCTTCCAAGTAACAGTACGTATCTCTCGTCTCAAAACTCCGTAAAACCGTATAAGCGGCATCCATTCTTTCACGAAAACTTGCGTCTGCATTACTACAGATTTCTACAAATGATAGCCCTTTTCTGTTTAAGGCAAGAGCCAAATCCTTACCGGAAAGTGTCAATTCGGCTTCCATACTATCTTTGTTTGTTCGTATCCCACAACCATCTTTGCAAGAGCAAGCTCCTACAAATTCAGTGAGAATTGCAAGATGGTCCGGGCGATAATTATAAGCTACTGCTTTATACTCTTCCCCATTCCAAGTCCCTTCTTCATCTTGCTCTTCACTAAATACCCCAACACTGACTTCAATCA